TGTTCCTCAAGTAGGAAATGCTGAAACTGCAAAAAGAAAAGAATTTTATAATAAAGATAAATAATGAAACATCATAAAGCGACAAAGTTTGTCATGTATGTTGATGATTTTTTAGATGAGGCTACATTAGAATCTCTTCAAGAAACATTTCAAAAAATAAATTATAGTGGAGTAAAAAACCCAGAAGGTCAGGTTTATGGTCAGAGACATACTTTTCCTCACAGTTTTCACAGTGATCCTTTGTTAAAATTAATAAAAGATTATTTTTTTCCTCATAGAAACCTTGAGCCAATATCCGTGAGTGCTCATTTAAGAGAAAATAACAAAGAGCCTTTATTTCATACTGACCATGATAAGGGAAATGTGGCAAATTTTCTTTTATTTGTAAAAGGCGAACCACTTCTTAATAACGGAACAGGATTTATGCATGACAATAAATTGTCTTCGCATATAGGTTTTATAGAGAATAGAGCTTTGTTCTTTAACGGAATGAAAATACCTCATTCGGATTTACAATCTTTTGGAGATAGCTCTAACAGATATACACTTAATATATTCTATAAAGAACATGATACTAAATGGTAGATATTAATAAAGTTCCAATGGTCCGTGTAACGTGGGTCGATGCTCGTGATACAGAGACTGGATGGCTTGATATAAAAGACGTATTAAATGCTCACTTAGCTATTTGCCAAGAAGTAGGGTGGATGGTAACTAACAATGACGAGAGAATAGTTATTATGCGTTCATATAGCAAAGATAAAGAAGATATTACAGGAGGTGGGGCAATTGCCATACCTAAAGGTTGGTTGAAGAAAATAGAATATTTGAAGGTGGATTATGCTGTTAAATAATAAAAATATAAAAAGAATTAAAAACAAAAAAGTTACTTATGTAAAAAAATTTACTCAAAATTTAAACAATTATAATTTTGATATTCTTGCAAGTTTAATTGATGATTATTCTCTAACTGTTGTTAATAAAAGTAATTTGGTAAATTTTAACGCTACTTGGCAAGTTAAAGATGTTCATAAAACTAATGCTGATTTTTTTGTTTTTTTAGATTTTTTGTATAAAATCTTTAAGTACACTCCTGAAACAAGAGACGGAGTCGATTTATTTTTTTCTTTTGTTACAAACACAGGAATGTCACATATAGACACGGAAGATGTATTTTTAATTGGTATGCATGGTAAAACTATCTATCGAATGACAGATACTGGTAAAGATTATCTATTGGAACATGGGGATTTTCTTCACATACCTAAAGGAATTAGACACAAATCAATATCATCAACTCCTAGAATTATAGCATCCGTTGGTTTTTTTGGAGGTAAATCTTTTGACTAAAATTTTTATAGGTACTCCCTGTTATGGAGGTATGATTACTGCTGATTATTTTAAAAGCTGTTTACGTCTCGTTAATGAAGCTCCTAAACATAATATTCAATTACAATTTGGAACTATTGGGAATGAGTCTTTAATAACTAGGGCTCGAAATACTTTGGTTCAATTATTTATGGATGATCCAGGTAATTATACACATCTTCTTTTTATAGATGCTGATATTGGATTTAGTGAAAAATCAGTTTTTAGAATGTTAGATTTAGATGAAGAAGTAGTAGCAGGAATATATCCACGAAAAGCTATAGATTGGAGAAAAGTAAAAAGAAGAGTTATTGATAATCCTGATATTGATTTAGATGAACTTCACGCAGCTTCGTTGGAGTATAATCTTAATGTAAAAAATCCTGAAAGAATTGAAGTTAAAAAAGGTTTTATAGAAGCAGTAGACGGGGCAACAGGATTTATGTTGATAAAAAGACAAGTGTTTGAAAAAATGGCTAAAGCTTATCCTGAATTAAAATTCAAATCTGACCAACATTTAAATCAACCCCATGATACCCAATTTAATTATCATGATAATTCTGATTGGAATTATGCTTTTTTTGATACAATGATTGAGCCTGAAACAAAAAGATATTTATCTGAAGATTATTCTTTTTGTAGATTGTGGCAAAAAATTGGGGGAAGTGTATATGCTGATGTTATTAGTGGATTAAATCATCACGGAACATATGTGTTTAAAGGGAATGTGGGAACACAGTTTAAATCACAATGACTATTCTTAAAGTAATTGATAACGCGGCACCTGAAGAAATTTTTACATTAGCATCTCAAGAATGCAGTAAAGGAATTTGGCAATTTAATAATAATTCTTTTGAAGGAGACACTAATCTTGGTTTTGGGGCTAGTGACTACACTAAGGAACTTAATTCTTTAATAAAAAAAGGTGAGTTTAATAAAGCGAATATTATTTATAATCTTTGGAGTGCTATCAATAGTAAGGTAAAAGTAGAAGATAATTTTAAAAACACACTTAAAAGAATTCATATAAATTGTGGACCGCCTTTGTATGATCAAGCATGGCATCAAGATGACACTTCAGTTTTTTCAAAAGATATAACTATTGTTCACTTTTTACATTCAACCTGGAATATAGCTTGGGGTGGAGAAATGATTATATTTGATGAGGCGTTAAAAAGAGTAACATCAGGAGTTATTCCATTCCCTAACAGAGCTGCTGTTTTTCCATCATACCTTCCTCATCGAGGGGTTGCTGTGTCTAGAGTATGTCCTGTCATGAGAATATCCATTGCATTTCAATGCACTTTCAACAATACTCTTTAATGAAATCAGAAACTTTTAATTTACATGTTATCGATGACTTTCTTTCTCATGATGTTTTTTTAAAAATAATAAATGAAATTCCTAACATTACGTGGGATGGTCTAAGTCATAATTACGCGTCAGAAGATCTTAAAGGTAAACATGTGTGGTACAGTAGAAACATTGAGCTAGAGGGTTTTATTGCTCAAAACATTAAGGAAAATATAAAAAATAAAACTGTATTTCCCATTAATAAATTTAATCTTTTGTCTTTTACCATGGCAACAAAGGTAGATCCATTTCCTCATGTGGATGAAGCATTAGAAGGAGAATATGAAAATCAGTTAATTTTGTACATAGATGGACACACCGATATTAATAAAGGAACAGGGTTTTACGTAAAAAATGGTGATAATCATGAGTTAAATACTCATATAGGATTTCAAAAAAATAGAGGAGTTTTGTTTAGATCAGGTATGTGGCATTCTCCCTTACTATTTAACTCAAAAGACTCTATTCCAAGAATATCAATTATTGCACAGTTTTAATAAATAATTTAGTATGCTCCTGCATGCAATTAACTGATTTAAAATTTCAACCTGGTGTAGATAAACAAGACTCCTCCTACGCGGCAGGAGATCAAAGAAGATATACAAATTCTGAATTTGTACGATTTCACTACGGAAAACCAGAAAGATGGAAAGGATGGTCTTATCTTCCAAATCCTAATGAAACTCTCGTTGGAGTTGTAAGAGATACACATTCTTGGATAAGTCTTAATGGTACAAGGTATTTAGCTTTAGGAACTGATAGAAAACTTTATGTATATTCAGAAGGTTCTGTACATGATATAACACCTATCCGTGAAACTGCTTCTCTAACTAATCCTTTTGAGACAACTTCAGGAGGAGCAGGAGTAACGGTAACAGATGCAACCCACGGAGCTATAGAAGGAGATTTTGTTACCTTTGATAATGGTAGTGCTACTAATACTGTGGATGGTTTAGAATTTAATAATGAATTTGAAATAACAACAGTTATAGATGCCAACAGTTACACAATTACTTTTCCAACAAATGCTACAGGATCAACCGCCGCTGGTGGAGGTTCTGTTACAGCAACTTATCAAATCAATGTGGGACCAACAGCTTCTACTTATGGATACGGATGGGGCGTAGCAACATGGGGATTAAGCACATGGGGAACACCTCGTGCTACCTCTAGTGTAACTATTCAAGGAAGAAATTGGTCTTTAGATAATTTTGGTGAAGATTTAGTAGCAACTGTTTTAGATGGTGGAACGTATAAATGGGATACTTCTTCAGGTTTAACTGTAAGGGCCGTGAGCCTTGGTGCGACAGTACCGGTAGCTTCTCGTTTTAATTTGGTTTCTTCTGATACTAGACATTTATTTTTATGGGGAACGTGTACAACAGATGTGACAGATGCAGCTTTCCAAGATGATTTATTTTTTAGATGGGCTGATCGAGAAAGTTTAACCGTGTTTGCTCCTACTGCGGAGAATGAAGCTGGTTCACTTAGAATTGCAGACGGATCACGTATTGTGGGAGCTGTAAGATCAACAGGTCAAATACTTGTATGGACCGATACTTCTCTTCATGGTGTCCAATTTATTGGTACACCATATACTTTTGGTCAACGACAGTTAGGGTCTAACTGTGGATTGATAGCGCAACATGCAGCTATTGATGTAAATGGTAGAGCTTACTGGATGGGTGAAGATGCTTTTTATATGTATGATGGTGTTGTCAAAAAAATGCCATGTTCTGTAGAAGATTATGTCTATGATGATTTAAGTTTTACAAATAAGAATGATATTGCATGCGGAGTTAATCCTGAGTTTAATGAAATTATGTGGTATTACCCAAGCTCAAGCGCTACTCAAATAGATAGAGTAGTAGTTTATAATTATTTAGAAAATACCTGGTATACTACCACTTTAGGAAGAACCACTTATTTGGCTAATTATACATATGAAAATACAATTGCTACTGAATACAATGCGAGTTTAACAGCGAATGCTACAACAAGCACAGGAGTTACCAGTACACCAATTGGAGTAACAGCAGGGGCTTCTTATATATACAATCATGAAGTAGGAAATAACAAAGCAGATGGCACAGCTATTTCTGCTTCTTTAACATCAGGATCAATTGAAATTGCAGATGGTGATAACTTTATGTCGGTTAGTAAATTTGTCCCAGATTTTACTAATTTATCAAAAGAATTAACAGTTACGATGACATTAGAGGATTATCCGCAATCCACTACATCTCAAACTACTGCAGGTAATGTGAGTAGCACAACACAGAAAATTAATGTAAGAGGGAGAGGAAGATCAGTCAAATTAAATTTTGCAACAGACGTTGTAGATGAAACAAATTGGAGACTAGGTTCAATGAAATTACAACTTAGACCAGATGGAAGAAGATAATGGCTAAAATAACAATAACTCGATTACCAAACGCCACACCAGAATATCAACCGTCTCAAATCGATCAGATAATGAGATTATTAGAACAATTAATTTTATCTTTAAATACTTCTTATGCACAAGATATAAAAGAGGAGTCTACAGGAAGGAGTTGGTTCGTTGGCGGATAATTTTGTAAACTCTGGGTATGATGTTGTTAATACCAATTTAAATGCTATTTATACAGTGCCTACGGGTTCTGTAGGTGTAGTAGGTACACCCCCTACTTTTCCAACTACGGCTCTTGTTAAATCAATTGTCGTAGCTAGTGATTCAGCGAATGCTACTTTAGTGGATTTAAAATGGACCGATACCAGTGCTTCTTCTACTTTTGTTCTCTATAATCAAAAAAGTATTACAGCGAATAATA